CAGCTTCACGTCCGGCACGATGACAGGGACTTTCAATACCCCAAACAGCGTGTACGTGGAGCACCCTCTCCCGTCATACACGTCCGCCGATTCGGGCAAGGTGCTGCAGGTCCAGGCCGACGGAACCCTCGCATGGGTAACGCTCTCCTAAATTAAGCAATCGCAGCGCCACGGTTTCCTCCGTGGACCAGGGCCCCCACGGGGGCCCTTTTTGACATAGTTTTACCGCATGGAGAATGTAAAGCTTGTCATATATGGGGCCATAGTGGGCAACTGGCTCATGGGGATAAGGAGGCGCCTCATGCCCGTCAAGATAGCGGGGCGCTACGCCGTTACCGCCGAATCCGTGGTCATCCCGGCCCTGAAGACGATAGTGGGCTGGTGCGACACGATGCAGGAGGCGGAAGAGGCATGTGAGGCCGTCGAGGATTCCGAGTACTTCCTTGGCGGAATATATGACCGGATGGAGAAGGACAACGCCCGGTTCCTTGCAGGCGAATTCGAGCCCATTACAAGGTGGGAAGACCTGCTCCCGGAGGACAAGCTGGACCTTAGGCGTGCGAGGTCTCTATGCGGTGGCTAATAAATCCAAGCAAGTCCGCCATGGAGAACCTGTTCGACGCGTGCAGGGTGGCCACGCTGGCCATGAGGAAGAAGCATGCGGGCAAGTTAAGGCTCTCTGCAGACGAATGGAACGAGCTGTGCAACGAGGTAATTGCAGCCTCGGTCCAGCAGTTCCTGGACTCCAAGGTAAGGAGGCACACCTATTGCCATGACGTGTCCTTCTATGCCAACTGCGCCTCCTGCGTCCTCTCTGTCTTCCAGTTCAAGCTTAAATATTTCTTACAGGACGTGAGGAAGGGAATTGACAACGTGGACCGCCTGGCGCCCGAGGCGCGCATGGACCTCATTGACACCGCATGCCCGGTGAACTACCTGTCCCAGGGGTCCGGGAGCTCCTATGCGGCGATGGAGAACCTTGACGCCTGGATGCGGAAGTCCGAACATGGCAATTTCCTGAAGAGAGAATTTGCGGACAGCTACTGGGAGTACCTGGAGGCCTGCGATGCTACCGGGATTGAAGTGAACAGGAACGCCCTGGACTACCTGCTTGGGTGCCAGTATGCAACCGGGGCAAAGGAGAAGGTACAGATGATTCTGATACGGGATTCAATAGTGGACGATGCCGTCATGGGCACACTGCTTGTCGGTGGCGTCATGATTTGCCACACACTGGAGAACAAGGACAAACTTTTGCCATATGGGGAATACAGCCTCGTAGTCAACAAGTCGCCATCGTTTGGCCGTGACCTCCCGTTGATTTTCAACGACAAGATCAAGAAGCTGCGCGGGTTCAGGATCCACGCCGGAAACCGGGCCTCCGATTCACGCGGCTGCATTTTGGTTGGCGGTGGCAGGTGCAACGACACGATAACGGATTCCCGCGATGCTGAACGCGCAGTAACGGCAATCGCCCGTAACGACTGCACGCTTAAAATCGTGAACAACGGGTTACTTTAGTCGGAAAAGGCGCACAGGTTACCCGATGCACCTTGAAATATAAGGAACAATGAATATGAGCAAAAACAAATTGCCAGGGACGTGCAGGGTTTCGAGCCCTGCTCTAAGACGCGAAGAGAGTACCATTCCCGTCCCCGGCTGCGCAAATTTATTCGGAATCCCTCGGGCCGTCGTAGACCCACTTGAACTTCTTGGACAGCGGGTTGCCCGGGAACATTGGCTCCTGATGGCACAGCTCCCTATCTCGCCATACGAGCTTTCCGTTCTCGCTACAACGCACACGGCGCTGCTCCCATGCCTTTCTTACTTCATCTACTTTCTTGGGACTGGCCAGGTGCTCATTTAACCTGGCGGCTTCAAGGGCCCTGTAGTCTTCATCCGTGAGGACCGGGTTGACCACCGGATCGCCATGTATTGTGCCTTCGGCGTCCGTTGTTTCAATGCCGCTCAGCCTACGCAAACGGTCGCGCACTTCGAGCTCCAGGGCGCAACAGGGGTCATCGCGGTCCACGCGCCACCGGGCAGCTTCCAGGCAGAGTTCTGCCAAATACAGTCTTTCTTCTTCACTGGTCATCGCAAGGCCTCCCGCCATGCGCGAACAACGTCCTTGTTGCCGTTGCATGGCAGCTGATCAAATTCCTCGTCGCTCAGGTCGAGCAATTTATGAAAGTCGTAGCAGTTGCACTCGTGCCCCTCGGGGCGCACGTAGTCAAAATGCCACTCCCATCGCGCATTCGAACCGTCACACGCAAAGTCGTGCCATGTGTATATGGTCGCTATGCGCATGTTGCGCATGTATGTGAACATGGAGCGCTCGAACTTGGTCGCAAGTGCAAGCGAGGGGTTGACGGGCTGACGTATGAGGGTACTGGGTAGCCCGTCAACCTCCGAGAAATCAAGCTTGATTGGTATTAAGTTATCCATACCACCTCACAACCTGATAAAGTCTTCGTAGTCGAGCTTGGGCCGGGTGTTGATGATATAGTCGAAACAGTAGTCCTGTTCCTTCTTTTTAAGCCAGCACGAGGCGCACCAGGTCTCCCCACGTTCTATGTCGAAGATGAGCGGCGTGATGAGTGCATTCGTCGCACAGTCGAAGATGAGCGGCGTGATGAGTGCATTCGTCGCACAGTGGGAACAGAATCCCTTGGGGAGCATCAATTCCCGGTCGCCCTCGAAAATCCTCTTCGTGTCAGCGACTGCCCTCTCGTGGAATTCCCTGAGCTTGTCTGGAGGGATGCGTTCTAGGCACAAACGGTCGAAATCAGTCATCTCCATAGAGGTCTTCATATTCAGCCTCCCAGTCATGCTCGGGCAAACCGTAGTTCTTTGCAAACTTGTCCAGGGCAAATGCAATATCGTCCATCACTTCCCCGTGGGTCATGTCGTTGCACTGAAGTCCGTAGGCGAACGCATGGTGCACAATTTTAACAAGTTCTTCCCAGTCGGCATGGACTGTCTTCACGATGCTGCCGTTGCCACAGAGTTCTTCCTTGATCAACTCGTTCATCGGCCAACCCCCATCATTGCGCAACCATCTGACGCCATGGCCATCGAGTCCATAAGGTCTTTCGATGGAGGGATGTCGGAGAGATATTTCTGGCGAATGTGGCCATTGAGGTCACGATTGCGCTTGAGGGCCTCTGCCTTCATGGTACGATAAAGTTCTTCCTTGGTGACGGGCTTCTCTTTCAGCTTCTTGTAGCTTTTGAGAATAAAGCCAGTTACAATCATAGAGGCGAATGCCAGAAACGCCTTGTTCATTTCATTTTCCTTTGTTATGAAGTTACCCTTCTGCCAGCAACAGTTTATATGCAGCCTGCTTCTCCTCTGGTGAGAGGGTGTTCATTCTGCAGATGTTGCGGGCCTCATGCATGATGCGTGCATGGCGCCTTGCTTCCTCGTCTGTGCGCACCGCTGCGCCCGAGAAAGTTTTTGTATCAAAATAAAGTTGAGGCATAGCTGTTCCTTTGCCAACATGCAAGAAATGGCAACGGCTGATGGTTATAAGCATCTACTTTATCTGCTGGGTATCTAGTTTATCTGCTAGGTAACTACTTTATCTGCTAAGTAACTAAGGATAACTGCTAATGTCTAGTTTATCTGCTAGGTAACTGCTGGTCTATCTAGTTTATCTGCTAAAAATATCTACTTTATCTGCTAGTGGCATCTTCGGTCCTTCCGGCCCCAGGCGTTTCCTGCCTGTTTTTGAAACTTTTGGGGCCTCGGGGACCCCTGGTGCCGCGATACAGGCTTATGAAGGCTAAGAAAGAAACAACTTAATCGCGGCTGCTGGTGTGAATGTAGCTAAACAATTTGCGCGTGTCAAGCAAAATGTGTAAAATTGTGTTTACACTAGTTCTTCGCGAGTTCCAGTTCCAGTTCCGGTTCCTGATCTTCTTCCTCCGCCCCGTACTGGTCGCGGAGGGCATCGTAGAAGGTCTGCGCGAAGCAGGTCTCGATAGCGGCATCGAGGGTGCATTGCTTGGCCAGGTAGAGCTCAAGGGGTTCCGGGTTGAATCCTGTGCTGCCGAGTATAAGCGCCTCCTCTACCGAGTACGGGCAGCCGAAGGACCTGGTGACGCCATAGTACTGGTCTTCGAGCATGTCGGATAGGACGGTCTCTTCCTCAAGCAGATCGCGGACGGTAGAGGCGATGGAGCGTTGGCTCTCGTCGCCGTATGCAGGGAGGGCGTGTCCATGGGCGCCGAGGTATTCGTTTATTGCGCGGCAAATTCTTGCTACGTGGATGTGGATGTACTTCATTTCCTGTTCTCCTTTGTTGTTTAGTTTCTAGGGATTTCTACATAATCGGTGAGTCGTTCTCCGATCATTACATCAAGGCAATTTCCGTCGCCGCGCTTTACAAGGGATTTCTTGTATTGCTTCTCGGTCATTTTAACCGGGTACAATGTACGGGTAATCTTTGGATCATCTGAAATTCTAATGCTTGTTGTTTTTATGATTTCCCCACCGGAAAAAATCTTTTCTTCATGCACGGCAGCGAGGATGCCAACAAGCGAACTACCGTAGGCATTGGGCAGCCATTCAACAATCTCGCCACGGGCCATGCCGTCATGCCACTCGGAGGAAACAATGACCAGGCTCCCGGAAGCGGATCTGTAGGTGCAACGTTCGTAATAGGCGCTCTTTGCCATGGTTGCGGCAACGAGCATTAGGGTTACAATGATTACCTTGATTGCAATGTTTTTCATAGTGTCTCCTTTTGTTATGTATGTGTTGATGTGTTGACGAAATTCGCATGTCGATACGACTTTCGGCTTGACGAAATCAAATATAGCACTTTCTTCTCGGCTTGTCAATACGTCAACACGTAATTTTTAGTAAAAAGAAATTTACATTTGAAAACGTCGTTTTTGGATTGTTTTCGCCAGTTACGATGTTTCCCCAGGTCCCCGGATAACGGGACACCCTGGAACACGGCTACCTGGGCGTCATGCGGCGGACGGATTTGAGCACGGCCCAGTCCTCGTCGGTCATGGTGGCGAGGTCCTGCTCGAAGTGCTTTTCGATGTACCCGGTGATCCCGCCCTCCTGTAGCTTAAGGAAGGCAACCAGGTCCTTGTACTTTTCGTTGATTCTGCAATTTATGTTGAATGGTTTGTTCATGTCATGAATATAGCAAATCGTCGTGCGCATGTCAACATGTTTTTAATCATGCAGGGGAGGCTTATATGGAATTTGTGAACTTTTTATGTGACCACTGCGCGGCAATGGCTCTATTTAACTCAAAAGGAAGGCTTACAGGGGGCAGCGCCCCCCGGTCCCCCCACCTCCGAGCGTAGCGTGTGGGGGGTTTTCTTACCCTCTTACTTGCTCGGCAACTGGTCCATGAACATGGTGGTACCAGCAAGGTGCCAAAGTTGCCTCTTAAGATGGGCGGCACCTATTTTTGGTAGACGGCACCTATTTTTGGTAGACGGCACCTATTTTTGGTAGCAAAAAAGCACCTATTTTTGGTAGAAAGGCTATATCATCGAGGCGACTCGTTCCCCGGGCCTGGTCGGGAGCGACTCCTTCATCGCGTTCTGGTTGCGCTTGTTTAGACCAATAAGCCAGTCGTTCAGCACGGGTGCCGGGTCATTTGGGGAAATGCGGCACCACTCCGAATACCATTCGCAGACTTCGGAATACCAGCAGGCTCCGGAATACCATTCGCAGAGTTCCGGTACGCCGAAGTTCTTTATCGGCATGCGAGGGAGTTCACCGTACAGCACCCTGGATGAGACGATTTTGATATACTGCCGGCCTTCACTGCCGGACTTTATAATCACTGCAAGATGTATAGTGCTGTCCGCAAGCGCATCGCCGGACTTCATTGCCGCATAGGCATCCTTTGGCCCCATTTTAAGAATGCTTGACCACAGGGCCATGCGTTCCTTACCCCTGGTCTTTGCATTGGATATGGCAGATTTCAAATTCGCAGGGAGGAAGTGCCACGGCACCTCCTTTGCAGGCTTGTAGTCCGGGTCCCAAAGCCGATCCTCGAAGATGACATCCCCGTCCTTGGTCGTGTGCACGTTGTAGACGATGCGGATGGACGGTCCTTCGTCGATGAAGCCGATGACTTCAGCGTTCAGTGGCCAGTCGAGGTCTATTTCACCTACTGGTCCCTTTGTTAGTTCGGGAAGGTTTAATGCAGTTTCGTATGCCTTTTTCATAAAATTTTCCTGTATGTTGAGTTTTGGGTAAAAACGTGGACAAATCAAAATCGGAAAAATGTATAGGAGGGTAAAAACGTGGACAAATCAAAATCGGAAAAATCGTAATCCAATAGGAGAAGGAAAACTTGGGAATTTTTATTTTTTTGATTTGTCCACGTTTTTCTTTTTCATTTTCATTCCATTTCTTTGAAGAAACTTTTTCTCACTCGGGGTCAACTTTCCGACATAATGGAACACGCCTCCGGCGACTGTTCCCTTGGTCACGAGTGACTCCCATGTGACAACCGGTTTCCTCCCTGCACCAGTTCGGTTCCCGCCACCTCCAGACTTCCTCGTGCACCTTACCTTCAGTCCACGTGCAGCGGCGACCTTCCGTACGGTAGGCAGGCTTATGCGCTGGTCCTTGAGGTAGGAATCGCGGAATGCGACGGACTCGAACTCCACTTCTCCATCCGCATTGCTGAAGCTTTCAATTATCTTACATGCCGTGGATGACGTGTAGGCCCTGGTCTTGAACATGTGGCGCCCTGTGGAGAACTTGGAGACCTCTTCGAGATATTCCCTGTCGCCCATGTCCCTGTATTTCTCCATGAGGCGCCTGAGTTCCGTCACGTGGCCGTCGAGGTTATATCCGCCAACTGTTTCAAAGGCACGGTCCACGTAATGCCTGAAGGAGTTGATGATTTCCAGTTCGGTAAACTTCCTGCTGCCGAACCCGTGCTCGTCCAGGTACAGGTTGCATGCCCTTGCCTGGGCGTACATCTTCAGCATGAATACGCTTATCCTGTCGTGGCGCTCGCCTTCCGTTATCTGCCCGGTCGCCTTGGATGCTCCCTTGCGGACATACGGCAGGATCCCGTTGCACGGGAAGTCATATTCCATGTCGTCTATGCGCTCGACCGACGCCAGGCCTTCCCGGTGCAGCCACTTGCAGAACTTCGATGAAGTGAGCGGGACGTAGCAATCCTTGAAGTACCCTGCCTCCAGGTACGGCTTTGCATGTATAGTTGGGTCCGAGAATGTACGCTCGCCGTGCTTTGAGTCGTCCGCCCATACAATCTTCCCGTCCATGTACACCGGGTCCTTTAGCACTATCGGTCGCTCTTCGGCCTGGAACGGGCCGTAGAGGCACGATTGCCACTTGACCTTTGGGTCAGCCAGGGCTGGCATGGATTTGGTCCCACGGAGCCCGGAAACCGCCTTCCTGAGCCTCCTGTCGGCTTCGTCCCTGGCCTTGTCATATTCATCCCCGGTACGCACCGGCTTTTCCAGGAACAGGAGGATGTGCCATCTGAACTCCTTGCGCGAGGTTGACTGGGTGTAGCCTGTGGCCGGGTAGCCCATGGACGGCAGTGCCTTTTCAAGTTCATCCGCCGTTACGTTCGGGGCATCGTGGCCATCCTGTGCCTTGTTGTCTATGTCGAGGAATAGGAATCTGGTGGACCACGGCTCCCCCTGCATCGGGGGTACCCTGCGCACGGTGATGCCTTCCCGGTGCAGCTTTACGAGCTCGTTGAAGAAGAATGCATGGCTGGACCAGTTCCCGACCTTGCATGCCTCCATCTTGTTTTCCCTTGCGGCTTCCTTGCTCGTATGGGTGGTGCGGACGTATTGCAGGCACTCGCAGTACGTGTCCACCTCCTCAAGTTCCGGTATTGTAAGTTCATCTTCTTCCATATCTCTCCAAATAAGGAAACGGGCCCGTGGTTCCCGAATTGTGGAGAGATGGAACCACGAGCCCGTGATGGGTAAAACCTTGTTTCATTCGCGCTCTCCACTTCGCATACTGAAAACTATTACATAACCGAATATAGCTTATAATTTTTCTTTTGGCAACAAAAAGATTGCATCCCCCTATAGATTTCTTGGGGCGCCACGGGGCGCCCGTTGCCACTCCTGTTGCCATTCTGCACTAATTTACAACCAAAGGGGCGCCCGGTTCTTTTTTTTCATTTTCGTTTCCTTCCGGGCGCCCCCTTTCAGCAAGGAGCAGACATGGAAAAGCTTATTGACCTCATCAACCAGCTCGCCGAAAAGTACCAGTTCGAGCAGGGCGACCTCGACCGGATCGACCAGGCCATCCTCGAAATCTCTGGCACCCCGCAGGAACAGGAAGGCGACGACTTCAGCAATCCGTACGGAGAAGAAGACGATGGCGGCGAAGACTACGAAGACTAAGTGTTCAAGTGAGCACCATGCACCCGAGGTCCCACAGTTGCCTGAGGACATCCAGGTGCGCCTGCTCAATGCCAACCTGGAAAAGATAATCGACCTCCTGGGCAAAATCCTCGAAAAGCAGAAGCAGGGCCTTTTCGACGTGAGCAGGTGGTACAAGTAAGTCCCTTGGCCGCGAACGTGGCGCGGAATAAAAGTCTCATGGAGGTGTTTATGCCAGCAACAAGAGATAGCGCAGATAATGGCGCTTTGAAGCCGAAAAAAGTACCGGGTATAGCATTTACCCCTGTGACGGCAAAAGAGGCCCAGAAGGCCTCTGTGAACGCAAGAAACCTGCGTACCAAGATGCGGGCCCAGATTCTGCAGGCCGCGATAGAAGAGGGCATCGACCAGATGTTCATAAAGGCCCTCAAGGCGAAGGATGCCGAACGCATGTCCATCATCGAGAAGGCACTGAAGCTCACGGGGCTCGACTTTGCCTCCAGTGAGGACGCGGTGCAGAAGATGTCCGTCGATTCCAAGAACGAAAATAACACGAAGCTCACGGGCTCCATCGAGTTCGTCCTCCCCAAGAAGAAGGAGGACGCATAATGCCCAAGGCCGTATGGATGGAAAAGTATGGGCGGTGGGTCACCGATGACGGGAGGGTCTTCAGGCCAGGAAGACCAAACGAGCATTACATGGTGGAGTGCAGCCTCAAGCACCGGAAGGACGGCTACCTGGAGTTTACTTGTGCCCCTGCCCCGGGAAAGCCGAAACGATCCAGGCTGGTCCACATCGCCGTCGCGGAGGCATTTGTCCCTAACGACGACAACAAGCCCACGGTTGACCATATAGACCGCGACAGGACAAACAACCTACCAAGCAACCTTAGATGGGCAACCCGCAAGGAACAGAACCGCAACACCGGGCTTGTCATTGAACTCTACAGCAAGCTTGGGGTCAACCCGGAACTCTGTCTCAAGACAACCGAACGCGACCGCCTGGCCTACTCGTGCAACCACAACGGGTTCAGGGACCGCAAGATTGCCAATGCCCGCCATTATGCCACAAGGCATTACGCCATGGGCGAAACTTACCACAGCTGCCCCGATGGCCACCGCAGGTGGCACAGGCCAGGAGAATGCCCCGTATGCAGGTAGAACTGATGCCTTTCCAGATGGAGATGCTTCAGCGTGATGATGAGAAGCTTCTCATCGCTTGCTGCGGGGTTTCCTAGTCCAGCGGCAAGTCCTATGCTGCCTCGGTCTACATCGCCAAGGAGCTTTGCCAGCAGAAGAGAATAATCGCAGGCGCACAGAACTTCACGGCCCTTAACCGCGTGCTCTTTGGCGAGGTAAGGAAGCGCCTGTCAGAATGGAACGTGCCGTTCGAGTACCGTAAGACGGAGAAGGAGATCCAGGTAGGCGACGGCATCTGTTACGGCGCGACGAGCGAGAACCCGTCGGCCATTTTGGGCCTTAGTGAATGCCACGGGCTCGTCCTTGACGAATCGGGCTACCTCGACGAAAACCTCTACAACTGGGGCTGCGACCGTCTCCGTGGACGCAATGTCGATCTCCCCAAGATTCGCCTGTTCACGAGCCCGGACAGCTTCAGCCCGAGTCACGCATGGTTCATCGACCTGTGCGGCAAGCACCCGGGCGCCATAATCAACGCGTCTGCACTAGACAACATCTACACGAGCGCGGAGTTTAAGAAGGACCTCCTTGAGCGCTATCCTCCAGGCACCCAGCTGTATGACCAGCAGATCCTCGGAAAAATCGTCGACAGCCGTTCAGCCAATGCCGCAATCGACGACAGGCTCTTCTGCATCGACAGGCCCAAGCACGACCCGTATGCACCTGTATGGGTAGGATGCGACCTTGCGGGCCAGGGACGCGACGACTCCGTGTTCGTGGTCATCGACGAGTACGGGTATCTGGAGTCCAGGCGTTTTCACCATGCAGAGACACAGAAGCTAGTCAGCGACCTGCTCGAAATCAACCGCAAGTACGTCGTGGCCGGGTGCTGCATCGACTGCACTGGCGGCTTCGGTTCAGGCCTGTTTGACTACACCAAGTCTTCAGTTCGCAACGAGGAGGCGGTGAACTTTGCCTCGGCATCCTCCCAGGACAGGTTCAACAACCTGCGCACCGAGCTCCACTTTGGGCTAAGGAAGGCACTCGAGGAGAGCCACTTCTACATGCCCACCACGGACGACGGAGCCAAGATACGCGAGGAGGCCAGGTACGCCCTCTACTTCATCAACCCGCAGGGCAGGACCGCGATGTTCCCCAAAGAGGACATCAAGAAGGCAATAGGCCGATCACCAGATGCCCTTGATTCGTGCCTGTTGGCAGTGAGGGCCAGGATGATGTCCGAAGGCGAAGTCAAGTCCCGCATCATAGACCCGAAGTCCGTCGCACAGCGCATGATGAGGGCTGCAGGGTACTAGAGGGCCTAATTTCCTCAAAGAAGAGGAGGCACGATGGCCAACGAGTACCCCAGGCGAGACCTTGACCTGACAAACAAGGTCGTAGACTTTTTAAAGGAATCCAGCGAATATTTTTCAACGGCGGTAAAGCGCCGCGTAGACGACGACCGGATGTACTCCGGCGACTTCTGGACCGACGAGCTGAAGAAGGAATGGAAGCGCGGGAAGCGCCGCTGTGAACATTTGTCGCAGTGGGGCGTCTTTGATTCTGCAATCGCATCCCCGCTCTCTTCTAGTCCATGGCATGCCCAGCTGGAGGACCAGGCGAGCTACACCGAGATACAGGACGGCATCAACGCCATCGAGTCCGAGGAGGACTCCAAGAACGCATTTGTCGAATGCTTCCGCAAGGCTTCCGACATCGGCGCAAACTTTATCGTAGTGACCACCGTGGCCGACGAGATTACCGGGGAGCCGAAAATCATCCCCGAATGCATCAAGGACCCTTCCGCAGTCGCACTTGATCCGTGCGTGACCAGGGCCTCCGCAAGGGATGCCGAGGCCGGGGCTATTGTCAACTGGATAAACGAGCGCAAGGCGAAAAGGCTCTACGGGGACAATGTGCTCCCGATGAACTACCCGCACACCCTCCCGGCCCTGTTCGACATCGGGGACCAGTGGAAGACCCACCCGGTCAAGAGCGTCCCCATCGTGACCTACTACGAAAAGAACAAGGCGGGCCAGGTCGAGATGTACAAGCTGTGCGGTGACCTTGTTGTGGAACATGCGACCCTGCCATGCTCAATCATCCCCATAGTTCGGTTCGCGGCCTACGAGGTCAACAAGGCGGGCAATATCGACTACATCGGCATCGTTACGAAAACCTTCCCGTTGCAGCTCGGCCTGAACCTCGCGTACTCCACCATGCTCGACCGCATGAACCGCTCCCCGAAGGCGAACTTCATGTACCCGGCAGGCGCCATGGACGGCCTGGAAGACTACCTGCAAAGATGCTGCGAGGACGACGCCCTTGCACTCATCTACAACCCGGTCGAGGGTGCAGTCCCCATCCAGCTCAAGGAAGCATTTGAAACAGGCGACCTCAAGGCCATCCTGGAAACGGTCCGTGAACTCATGGCCGAAGTACTCGGCATCCCGGTGACAGGCATCGACCAGGTGGCCGCACAGGCCACGGCCACTGCCATCCTGGAACAGAGCGCCAATCGCGAGAACAACGTGGCCCAGCTGTACAACCATGCCTACGAGGCCATGAGGGCCGTATGGTCCATTGTCATCCAGCTGCTCAATAACGGCAAGCTTGTAAAGTTTTCTTTACAGGCAGGGCCCGACGTGATCACGGCGAACATGAAGCGCCGCCAGGAACTGCAGGTCATCGCGGGCATGCTTCCGCCCGAGTTCCAGCCAATCATCGCAAAATATTACGCGGACACGTTGACCACCGACGACGCCAAGAGCTTGAGTAAGGACATCGTGGCGAACATGGACCCGAGCATCAAGCTTGTAAGCAACAGCGACCTCGACGCATACGCGATCCACGAGATTAAGCAGATGAAGGCTATTGCCGACCAGGCCATGGAGGCCCTCGAGGAAAAGAACGCACAGATCGAGGACTTGCAGCAGAAGCTCGAATCGGCAATGCAGGAGCTCGGCAACAAGCGTGAACAGCGGACCCTCGACTGGAACAAGGCCCTCCTTGAAGACCAGCAGAAGCAGAGGGACTTCCAGCTCGAAGTTGCGAAGGCGCAGGGCTCTGCATCCATCGACCAGGGCAAGCTGGACCTCGAGGAGCAGAAGGTCGCCATGGAGGCCCAGGACCGCATGGAGCAGACCATCGACGAAACCAACTCCATGATGGGGGTATAGCCTATGGCACTTTCAGCAGAACAGCTTGCAATCATCAGGCAGCTCGGCGGGCTCATGTTCGGTTCCGCCCTGCACCAGGGACTATCATGGGACGAGGTGCAGGGTATTCCCGCGAGGGTAAACGGGCGCCCTGCCATTGAGCACAAGCCAGCCGACACCATCAGCGCTGCAATAGACCTAGCGGCCCTCAAGCGCAGTGATCCCATCAACTTCGACGCGGGCATCGTATTCGTACCGGGTCCCGCACAGAACAACGCGTTGTACGTGGACACACCGGAAAACCACTCCGCGTTCATCAGGCAGACGCAGGAAGAGCATGATGCAGCCCTCGACAAGTATCTGAAGGACAAGAGGTTCGCGGACAACCCGGAACGAGCCGTACGCCTGGGCGTCAAGGAGGAAGAGAAGCTTACGCACTGGTGGAACGACCATGACCCGCGTCTGCCCGTTACGCCGTCCTCATCCTGTGTCAAGAGGGCCCGCATAGGCGACGACGGGGACATCTACATCACCTTCGGATCTAACCCTGGCAAGGAATACCAGTACGAGGGCAGCAAGGACCCCGTGGAGGCATCGCGCATTTTGGCACAGCTGGTCACGTCCGATTCCATCGGGCGCAGTGTCAACTCCTGGACCGGATTCTGGGGCAAGAACCACACATATTTGACGAAATAGCACGCACCCCTAATTTACAGAGTGAGGGCCGCAAGGCCCCCACTAATTTCATTTTGAAAGCCCCCGAACGTGGCGGGGAATAAAAGTTTCACGGAAGCAATATGGACTCAAATGAAGCCCTCGAATTTCTGAAGAAGATGCATGGCGAAGCGGCCCCGCAACCCGAACAGCCTGCAGCGACCGAAGACAGCAACCAGTCCACGGCGGGGACAGGTGCTGAACAGGCCGACAAGGCCAATGCCGCTGTGCCGGACAACAAGGTGGACGAAGGCCGCGAACCTCCGAAGACCGAGGAAGCCGAGACCAAGGCTGAACAGAATCAGCCAAGACAGAAACCCTCCAAGCAAGAGCAGATCAACCATGCCTTCACCAGGGAAAAGAAGCGCCACAAGGCCGAAATCGAGGCCAGGGACAGGCGCATCGCCGAACTGGAAGAGAAGCTGAAGAAGTATGGTGCGCTCGAACAGAAGGATTTCGACCCCAACGACGTAAAGTCCTACATAGACCACAAGTTCGCTTTGAAGAACGAGCAGGACGAACTGGATTCCCTCAAGCGCGACCGTGACCGGATGGTCAACGACGACCGCATGCGTGAAGCCAGCGAGCGCCACGAACGCCAGGTGAGCGAATGCTACAAGTCGGACGAGGAAAAGGAACGTTACTGGACACTCCTCCGCAACGGGGGACAGAAGTTCCGGGAATTTCTCAACGAGTACGACGACGGCACCATTGATTCGTTTATCGGGGATTCCGACATCCAGCCCGTGATGATTGCGACACTCATGCGCAACCCGGATACGCTCCGCTCCATCGTGGAGAAGCAGAACCCGACGCGCAAGTTGTTCGCCCTGCAGCAGCTTGAAAACAGGCTCATGCTGCAGCGCAGGATCGGTGGCACGGGTGCAAGGACGGAACATGCTGGGGAACAAAAGCCGGGACAGGCCAAGCCTGCATTGCCCATCGTGGGCAGCCAGGTCGCAAGCCCAGGCGTCTCGGGTACAACAACTCAACGTGACTGGAACCGGTACCTAGAAGAACACTCGTACTCGTACTAGTCGCAAACCAGCACAAGGCATCAAGAAGGAGAAAATATCATGCCTATCACTTCCAGCAATACGATTGCAACCAACTATAAAACTGAGCTTATGGCCTTGAGGGCGGCCCAGGTAGCCAGTTATTTTACCGTGGGGAGTAAGGATTTCATCGGCGCTGACCAGCTCGTCGACAAGCGCAACGGCAAGGAATACGGTTTCGTTATCCGTGACCGTGGCCAGGTCGTGAACGCTCTCGCCTCTGACCCGTCTGCCCGCAAGACTGTCGAGGAACGCGAAGTCAAGCTCGCCATCGAACCGTGGCACATCTACGTCAAGACTGATGCAGTCGAAGAAGTGACTGATCTTCAGTTTGACAAGGAAGTTGCCGAAATTGACGGTAAGGCTCTTATCCAGGGCGCCTTGAAGAAGTCCATCAACAAGGACGTTCCGAAGTCCACTACGGCATTCGTCGGCGAACTCGGTTCCTTTGAACCTCTCGCTCTCGCTTCCGGCCACCTCCAGTCCATCACGGACGAACCGCTCTATGCATGGGTCAATCCTGACATCCAAAGTGTCGTCACATCAAAGGGCGCCCAGTTCGTGCCCGTCCAGGCTCCTGCCATGTACCGTCAGGGTTTGATTGGGGAATTCCACGGCGCAGACTACCGCGCACAGCGCTTCCTCAAGTCTGTCCGTGTTTCCAAGGCTCTCGCTGACGCCATGGATGGTGCTGTGTTCGCTTCGTTCACCGCAGGCGACAACTACGACACTCTCCGTGTCACTTTCGGCACTGCTGCTGCCGCTGCAACGAAGGTCAAGGCAGGAACGCCGTTCTTCGTCGAAGGCATTGTCGCCACCGACCTCATTGGCGATGAAACGGACAAACCGTACGCATTTATCGCCATCGAAGACGCCGATGTTGCCTCCTCTGCCACCTACGTGGACATCAAGGTCAACAAGGTCGACGTGAAGGTTGGCGGTACACGTACCGCCGCCATGGAAGACGGCGAAGGTGTTGTGTGGACTGGCGACAGCAAGACTGTCACGACTTCCACACCGGTAACCTGCCCGGCAGAAGGTCTTTACCTCGTCGGTGTGATGCGTGCAAACGGCGCCTACCAGTTCTCCACCCTCCCGAAGATCAGCGTGTCCAACGCAGATTCCAAGCAGGGCTCCGTCGAAGGCATCACGGTCTTCCAGAACCGCAGAATCGACATCGACAACATGGTCAACGATACCCGTTTCGACACCTTCACGCTTGCAGGTACTGTCGAAAACCGCGCCCAGAGCTTGATCCTCTGCAAGGTCAAGTAAGCCTGCCCAGTATTTCCTGGATAACCTGGGGCCCCTTCGGGGGCCCTTTTTCTTGCCCCTGAAACACATGCCCTAATTTCTCCCCAGGAGGCCAACATGGTCACGACCCGTTCAATCATTACAGAAGCCCTCAACAGAAGCAACCTCGTATCGAGGCGCCAGAGCCCGCCAGCCGACATGGTGGAGACCTCGTTCCGCCTTTTGCGCGGCATTGCGGCACAGTATTCAAAGGACAACCTCTTGCAGTTCCTGGTCGCGGAATGCGACCACGACCTCGACAAAAACGAGTTTGTCATAGGCTCAGTTGACGCAAGTGCGCCCGAGGGGACATATCTCCCCGTGGACATGGATGCGCCCCTGCTGGGCAAGGTGACGAGGATGTACTGGCGCCCGAGGGACCCGCACAACATGGGCACCTGGATTGACCTGAAGCTTACGAGCTGGGAGGACTTCGACCAGTACCCGGTAACCTCCGGCGTGTTCACGTTCCAGCCGATCAACGACCTCCAGGCCGTAGTGAAGACGAAGCTGCTCGCTGACCAGAACGCGGAAGTCAAGGTCATCTACAACAAGCGCTGGGAAATCGGCCTCGACGACACCCTCCGAATCCCGGAGGAATATGTGGAGCTGTTTACCCTCGCGCTCACTGTAAGGCTCGCAGAAACTTTCCCGCGCCTCAGCACCGAGCAGGTGACCATCCTCAAGGAGGAGCTGAAGGGCATGGTCAACACGGTAAAGGTCAACACCAGGGCCATCAAGTACGTGTCCCGCAACTACCGCAGGACCGCAGGCAAGGGCATGACCGACTTCATCTCCGGCGAGTTCATCAGCTACTAGGGGGCGGGCCATGGCACAGAGACTGATCCAAAACATCGTCGGTGGCATACATCGCCATGAAATAAGCAAGGTTTCCCAGTCCTACACGAAGAACTTGTATCCTGAAACGGTGGACTCCGAGCAGTCCATTACGGACAAGGTTCTCCTCTCCATCAAGGGGCAGAGCCTCGCGGTGCATGTGGGTGAAGGGCCGTGCCGTGGCCTCTTCCGTGCATCCCGCGACGTGAACGGGCAGCCGGTGCTCTTCGG